TCATTCAGCCTTCCTCATAGTTTTAATTATTTCCGCAAGCATAGCTCCCTCTCCCTGTGACATTGGACGCTCAAGCTCATGTTTCTTGGGATTGTATTTCAAGGCTTTTGATTTATCCTTTTGTAATTGAGCAATCCTGTATGACTCGCTCTTTGGGTCAGGGCTTTCCATTATAATTTCAAAGCGAGATACCAATACAGCAAGCTCAAAATCCTTCCTGAGCCATTCAGGAGCGGTTGTGGAGGCTTTATTAAGCCACAGACGGCAGGCAGTGCCCATTTCCGCAGTAGTGAGCCTCTTTGCCCCGTAGTAAGCCTGCATGTACTTTATAAGCTGTGATACCGCCTTGTTATCCTTCGGCTTCCACAGCTTGATGCCGGGTTTCCCCTGTTTTTGAAATATCCACTTGTAAGCGGTTAAGTAGTCCTTCTTTATTATTTCCAATAGTGATTCCAACTGTTTATTACCCCCGTAATTTTTAATCAGATTTTTACTAATTCAAGCGATGTAACTGAGTATATTGGTATCTTTAGAATATCTCCTATCTGAAAGCATTTAGTTATTGAATATTGTAAAAATTTGGATGCCAGTAATTCCCCCTGAACATACAACTCAGCTTCCCCCGGGGTCGCGATGTAAACTGGTTCTGTTAATTCGATGTAGCTAAAGAAAAGAGACTGCTTAACAATATATCCTTCAATAGTACCCAAGTCGGGATGCAGTAATTTTCGTTTCACACCCTGCGCTCCGGTTCGATAAAGCCCACCTTCAGCAAATCAAATACAGTCTGTTCATTTTCAACCCTGATAATTGTTCCGTTTTTGAATAAGTAACCATTGTGAGCGGTAACATCGAACTTAGCCAGCCTCATTAACGTGCGCTTATTCCAATCAACGGGGCCAGTTCTCATGTAATAAATCCAGCCGAAGTTCTTTTCATCAGCTATATAAACATCGATATTTACTGCTTTGAATCTGAACCGTTTATTTAAGCTGCCAAAGGAAGTGAATGTACCGGGATTGCTTCGTTTCATTTCAAGCAGAATCTTTTCGAGAAAATACCTGTCAGGGATGCAAACAAGGTCAATGTCCTTACACTCGGGCATTTTCCTGCGGATGCTTCCGGCTATTTCAATCTGCCTGCATCCCTGTTTCAGAATCTGTAAAATCTCATCGGAATAAATTTTGATGTAATCGTATTTCATTTCTTGTAGGTCACCAAATTAAAGTTACAGCGAAAAACAAAGTAGAACGCCAAAAAATTATATTGAGAAAATCAGTCTATAAGAGTTAATCCAAACTCAACCATTTTCTTTTGCATTTTTGCCCGATAAGCCAGATAAGCCCGATAAGCCCGATCAGCCCGATAAGCCAGATCAGCCAGATAAGCCCGATAAGCCAGATAAGCCAGATAAGCCCGATCAGCCCGATAAGCCCGATAAGCCCGATCAGCCCGATAAGCCCGATAAGCCCGATCAGCCCGATAATTTTTCCTTGCCTCGTTAAGAGCTTCTAAATTTTTCTCGGAGGGATTCCGGACTGCCGCCTGTATTTTTTCAATCAACGGCTTGGAGTCAGTGTCATTCGGGTATTTTTCGGCAACATACTCAGCCCATAAATCCATAGCATAGCAGGTGTATTTTTTCAATTGCTCTTTGTTGAACATCCTGACAAACAGCCAGTTCATCCAGTCGTATCTCTTGCCATCATAGAGCTTTTGAGCGAACTCATTTGCCGGAAGTCCGCACATCATTCTTTTTGTTACCCAATCAGTGCCCTCTTTGCAGGCATCTTTTGATCTAAGCCATTCTGCTGTAATGATTTTCATTTTAATTTTGTATTTAAGTTATGAATGATTTGTTTGTTTACTGTAATCCCGCCGCACTCCCTGCACTTGAAGTCATATTTATTGACCCGGTCAAATACTGAATGCTCGCAGGTAAATTGTGTTGTGTAAAGAATCTTTGAACTGTAGAAGCCACCATCAATAGTGTCGTAAAACGTGCGCATAACATCCAGCTTCAAAAGCCGTGCCCTGATCTCCGCAGCATTATTATTTCCGAAGAGATTCATCAGTTCTCAGTTATTATTGTTATAGGCATGTTGCTTGCTGCTGTTTTCCTGCGGCGTTTTGAGCCGTCAGGATTACGGATTACTCCGATCAGGTTAATTTTATGTTGCCGGGCTGTGCTATCAAAAGGTATAGCTTGAACTACACCCGTTTTCATTGCTACAGGTGTATCCTTACCTAATTTGATTTCTATTTTGTACATTGATTTCCTTTCGTTTAACAACAAAACCAATAAGCGGTAAGCATCAGAGCCACTAAAGCACCCCCTATGAGCCTACACAGCCTGACGTTACCGCTTATATGGTTGTATTTATATGATTCTTTCAATTTATTCTATTGCCGCTGCCTGCGCAATTAGTGAGTTGATGAATTTATCTACCTCGCTATCCACTGTGGAAATATACACCTCATCTCTTCCTTTTATCAGCTTGCATTTTATCAGCTTCAGCTCATCAGCCTCTAAATCCTTTATAGCAGTCTTTACAGGTGATTCAGTGATTTTTACAAGCTCCTCGACCTTTTTCTTATCGAAGGTATCCTTGATCAACTGTACAGTAATTTTAGGCTTCTTAATTTCAACGGTATCCTGTGACTTCATAAACCCACCACGGACTCCGTGAAATATCAGGGTTTTGGATTCAGTAAATAAATCCTTGTTTTCCAAGATTACCATTGCCAGCGAATTGTTCTTGGTAACAACAGCATCAATAGCCTGCTTTACTTTACGGTAAAACTTAGACCTGATGGCTTCGATCTCGGACTCCATATCAGACTTGAGTTCATCTAATCTCGCATTGGCTTCAGAATATTCCTTACAGGCATTTTCAAAATCATCTATTCCTGCCATTATTTCTTACCGCCTTTCCTGCTTGCAGCTTTCTTTTTGTTCTTGAGGAAAGCCTTATCCCTTTTATTGATTTCTGCCTTATAGGCTTCGTCACCCAAAATCATTATGGGGGCTTCCTTGCCTTCAGCTTGGAGAGCTCCTTCAGTTTCGGCAACTGATTTCGGCATATTAAAGCCCGGGATTTCCTTTGCTTCAACCTGTGCGCCGCCACCGGGGTAACCTATAATCTTTGTCGCTTTATAGCCCTGAGCCTCGGCATCCTTTTTGATTAGCTCTTTGATCTCAGCCAAGCTGTAATACTTTGCAATAACTTCTTTCGGAACTGTTTCTTTAATCTGTTTTTTATGGAACATTTTAATTTTCCCCTTTCTGTGGGTTTAATTTATTTGAAGATTTGCTCATAACTTCAATTCCTTCCTTTCTGCTGTTGGTGGAGTGATCCAAATTTTAACATTCTTTTCATCAGGGAATTCTTTTCGCAAGTCTTTCTTTTCAGCTTTTAATTCTGAATAACCTTCCTTGCCGATCTTGGTATTAATAATCTCAGGCTCTTTGCCTGTCTGCTGCTTCCGAAGCTGATATATTATTTCCAATTTCAATGATTTTATTGTTTTCAAATTGTACAGGAATTGCAAATACATCAACTCCCATTGTGAACGGGGTCTCGTCACAGACCTCTTTTACAAATTGCAGGAGCTCAGCGATGTTCTCAAACAGCAGGGCAGATTCCAACTCGTTACCCTGATCGTCATACGCACTTTGGATTTCGTAAACCCCTTCACGCACAAGCCACATCAGTAAATATTTAATCATGTTACAGCCCCTTTCCTTGTTTTACCATTTCCAGCCTTTTGGCAAGCTGCCTGTACTGGTCAATGGTGAGCTTTTCTTTAAGCCGGGATAACCGCCCCCGGGAGATGTCATCCGGAGTTACACGGTCACCAAGCTCTTTGAATGTTTGCAGGGCAAAATTGAAGAGCCTCTGATTGCTCCAGCCGAGCTTGAACTTAATAGCGGAGACCACGCTCCATACTGGCTTAGCCATTATTTGCCTCCTTGTAAAATGGGCAATCCTTATGCCGATAATTTACATCTGTTATGGGCATACGACCCATTACAGAGCCGCTTAGATGGGAACAGTAAGGAAAGGATACCCGAAAATGCCCTAAAGGGGTATTATCCCTCTCGGATGCTATATATTCGCACTTGATACAGCATAATGGCTTAGCTTCCCCCGGGTACAGGTTAATTGAGCTATCAATTAATTGCCTGGTCTGGTTCAGGGTCGCAGGGTCAACTGGCTCAAGCTGAGCGAGAGCCAGTTTAATTACGAATAACTGTTTTGCATCAAGGTCAACGTTCATATTACTTACCCTCCGATAACAACTTTGACTGAGCTATCTCTTTTGGGACTTCCAGTTTCAGCCTTCTTGCTGAAAGAAGCTGGCTCTGGAGCATATCCTGTACCTTCTGAAATCTCTTCTTATCGGACGAGCTTTTTTCCTGAACTTTTTTAACCTGCTTGCCTTCGGGAGTTTCAAACATTTTCTTTTTAAGAATCTTTTCCGCAGTTTTATTATTATTGAGGCTGAAAGCCAGCTTCCCAAGTTCAGTGTAAAGCTCTGTAACTAAGTCAAGGGTCACAGATTCCGGCTTGCTATCTATTTTACCGCCGCGCAGTGCCTGTTCTACTGTTTTTGTTCCCTTAGTTTCTTTGATCAGTTTTTCCATTTTAGCTCCTTTTGAGATATTTTTTTAATTCTGTAAAAAGTTCATTGTCAATTGTGTAGCTCACATCATAAGTCCGGTTAAGCATTTTTATATCGATCTTTATGAAACCCTTGTTTAATCCGGTTGTATAACTTTCTGATTTACCTATGTCATCAAGTATCACCCGAATCAAGTCCTTTGCCTTCACGAGGCACTGTCTATTTCGTTCCCGCATTCTGTATTACCTCTAATACCTCGTCGTCAGTCATAGGATTTGGGTTGAAAGCCTCTGTGATCACATCCTCAGCGGCAATATGGATCACCTTAGCCGCTTCATTGTACTTGCCTTCTACAATATCCTTAGCCTGTTTCTGTATTTTCTTGCGGATGTTTACAAGCTCGTTATTGGAATTAACCTCTAAGCCTGCAATAAGCGGATTCTTGGCAACCACTGCGTTCACTATTGAGCTTTCGACTGCTTTCAGTGCTTTGCGCTTCTGTTTGTTGAGCCGTACCTGTAAAGCCTTGCGTTCGTCTTTTTCCATCATGCCCAAATTCACAAGTGTTACTACTAATTGCCCTTTTTCGTAATAGAATTCCTCCCCAGTGTATCTATCCACTCCGCTGATTCGTGTTAAAGCATACAGGTCGAGAGTCCTTAAATTGTTGGAAAGGTATTTTGCCAAAAACTGTTTGCCGTCAAAAATGTAACTGAAATAATCCTGCGCAACCCATACATGCTCAACGCGGTTGATCTTAATTTTTACCTGTGCATTGTAGGTGATAATTTTGCTTTGGCAATAAGCTGAGCGGATAGTAGAGTCATCAATCCTTAAAAACTTGTATTCCCGCGAGTGATTTTTGAACAGTTCATTGTACGAACACTGTATAAACTTCCCTTTTCTTTCAAGGTCACGCGGACGGTCTAAGAAATACCCTTCAAAATAATTTGTATAGAACTGTTTCAATTCCTCAATGGTGTTTTCGCACTCTTCAGGTGAGAGCTTTGCGGTGGAGTGCCTGCCGTTTTCCCTCCTGCCGGAAGTAAAGTTCTTAATAAACGGAGAGGCTTCGCGTTCCAGTATGGAGTGGAATAGCTCAATGTTGGATTTTTCTGTTGGACTGTAAGCGCGGCAGGGCTCAAATGCCTCGGTAAGTACTTCATGCTGATATACATCAGGATGCCTTTTCAGGTCTTCTACAAATTTCACAACGTTGCTGGCGGTTACAACCCTGCCGTTATCGAACAGGATAGCCTTCTTTGGAAGCCCGTAACCCTGAATTGCCTGTATCAGCAAATTAATGATGTCTTCACTGGTCGGGGCTTCGGTTAAAAATACATAAGCAAGGGGCTTCATGGTGTACATATCAATACAACTCCACATCTGCAAATCTTCCATTTGAAGGTTTCTAAGCAGTTCATCCCATTGCTCGCCTCCCGAGACGTGAAATTTATGGTCATCAATAGCCCAATAATCCATGAAATTAATATCATTCGTGAAGGCTCCTTTACTTCGCACTTCAAACTTATCACGCCATGCATTGTAATGGTTAGCCATCAATACAACCTGCTTAATGCCATTGTTATCGATCCACTTCAAAAACCACCTGTAAGTTGCCTGCCTCACGGAAGGAACTAATAACTCTACGCGCTGGTCGTTTCCCTTTTCAAGTTCCAGCTTCACATTGTATAAAAGCAGATCAACAGCATTCCTTGCTGAACTGACCTGCATGTCATCACCCATACCGCCTTCAAGCGTAGCGTTTGAATAGTAATTATAGCAAATTTCAGGTAGAATATTACTTCTTAAGTCATCATTCTTGAGGATACAATTCCTGACACTTCCCTGATCGCTTCTCGTTTTGCGCTTTATCTCAAGGTATTGCCCTTTAGCATTTTTAATCCTTAACTCTTCGTATTTTTTCCAACCGTTGGAAAACGAAAAGCCCTTTACCGGGGGAACGCCAATACTTTGCAGATATTCCTGGCTTTTTTCGATTTGACTATGAATGCTTGCCCATTGAAGTTCTTTACTAAAACCATCAACAATCATTTGGTAATATTCCGCCTTGTAGGATGCATGTATAGTCTTTAACTCTTTGTTGTTGAGTCGCAGTGTATGGGTTTTGCTGTCAAATGAAAACACGTAAGGCTTCCGGTACAGTACCTTCCCATCCCTTACCCACCTGTAAAAAGTCCTTTCAGTAATATCATTGGCTGCAATAAATTGCTGTAGGGTTGCGCATTTTGGAAGTTTTTGTGTGTGCATTTAATATGATTATTGATTAATTGGATTTACTTTTTTTTAGCAAATTGTCAAGCTTTTTCCTCAACCTCGGGGGCACAGGGCGTTTGCCGTTCAATATTTGATTAATCATTGGTTGGGTAACACCGAGAAGCTGGGCTATTTTAGTCTGGGTGAGTCTCTGTTTACGATGTTTTTTATATTTGGTAAGTAAGTCCATTTTGGTTATATTTGCTTATAGAAATATTACTACAAGTATAACCAATTTGGTTATATTTGTCAAGTCTCTTTTATAACCAAATCGGATATACAACATGAGCCGAGATTCTATCGACTTCCCAGCAATTACGAAACGTGTAAGGCATGTGAAAACTTTGCACAATCTAAGCGACTATCGGATAGCAAAGGACTGTGACTATCCCTATACTTCCCTGAGAAGAAATTTAGCAGGTGACTCTAACTGGGATCTGAATTTCCTTGTGAAATTTGCTATGAAATATGAAATAGCACAGGATTGGTTATTTTACGGAGCGGGGGATATGAATTTTCAGGGGAGCCCCGAATATTTAAGGATCAAAGTAATTGAGCTTGAGAACAAGGTTGATAATCTCGAAAACAATAAATACAGTTTAATACCATACCTTACTGTAGCGCAGGCTGGATTAGCTCCGGTAAGATGGAATGATGCCAGCTTAGTTAAACAACATATCCCCGCCATGAATGCCAAATCCTTAAATGACCCATTTGTTGTTTCTGTTGAGGGGGATAGCATGAGTAATTATCTATTAAATGGAGATAAGATTCTTTGTGCGGATGCACCGGAGAAAATCAAAAAGAAAAAACTGGTAATGGTAGCTTTCAAATCTGTACCGGATACTACCGAAAATAGTGTTAAACTGATTACCTGGTCTGGCAATAAGGATTTCGACAAGTTGACTATTCATGATACGATAACTCTTTACAGTATCAATACAAAGTACGAGCCCAGTTCATATAAATTGAAGGATGTCCATAAAGTGTATAAAGTAATACGGTTAGTAGAACGTAATATAAATTAATTTGGAAATCACTCCCTTTATGTGTTATATTTACATCCTCAAAATTGTATAAAACTAACTTTCAAATAACGTGATATGAAAAACTCAATCTTACATCTTATTTTCCTCTTTGCCATCATCCTGTATAGCTGTGGAAGCGATGACAATCCAACAGGCGGCAACAATAATCCGCCAAGCTCAAATACTCTTTTTACTTTCAGTGAGCTTACATTAAATGTACCTACGGGCTCTGGAGTAAATGTACTTATGGATAGCGTTGTTTATAATTTTACGGATACTACTATAAATACTATAAAAATTGAATTCAACGTTACAAGCAATATAGATACTATGGCAAATGGTAACTGGGCTTGCTGGCTTAACGAGCGTGATTCAACCACGAATATCTACAGCGTGACGGGCTATATTACAGATAGCCTTGATACAAATTTTACAACCACAGTAGATATCGCTGGCAAGAGTAATGTATTTGCGATGTTCCGGCTTCAATCTGTAGTTAACAATTCCGGCAGCAGTGTATTTATCCGCTTCCGCAATATAAAGATCACCAAACTAAGTTAATGTTCCGGCCCCGATTCCATAACAACAGGGTCATAGCTTATTTCCTTTGGGGAGTAATAATTTTAACCATCATAAAATTCATATTCTTCTAAACAGAAAACCCCGGCTCTCACCGGGGTTTTTAATTGAATCCTATCAGATGTTTATGCTCCGCTCATCCTGCCGCCTCTTCCGGCTCTCCCGCCGTTGCTTAAATTGCTCACTCCGCTATCATCAAGGTTCTTTGCATCATACAGGGGGCGTGTATTCATGCATCCATATCCGCAGGCATCGCTTAAATGCGTTAAATCCTTCTTGCTTTTATCCAGATTAAAGCCTTCCTTATCCTTCCAAGCAACAAGGTCAAAGTCACGAATCAGGTCTTCGCATCTATCGTTAATGGTCAGCCTCTGCTTTTCAAACAGGTTGTTCATGAAGTTTACACGGTCATGCACAAACGGGTTCTTTTTATTTTTGGGAACACTGACAATATAGGTTAATGGCTTACCAACAATACTTTCAGCGTTATCAAATACATCTTTTATCAGCATAAAGTCATGGTACTCGCTTCTTGTACCTTCCCTTTGCCCGGTAGCATCACCCGTAACAATAAAGCTTGTTTTGCTCAGGTCATACCTTTTGGAAATCCTGTACAATACAGTCCTCGCAAGCTCTTTTGTATTTGAAGAGCCGATCTTATATTCATCAATTACGTTTAGCTCTCTGTCGTGTATCAATATTTCCACAGCGCACATAGGGTTAACGTTGAAATCAAAGGTCAAACATACTTTCTTTTGTGGTATGGATTTCAAAAGCTCATCTGTATCAGCATTTGAAACAGTATTTTTCCTTTCATCAAAAGCATAATATGCCGCGTCCTCGCCCAGCTTCAGGCATTTTCCGAGCATAAATACTTCGCGCATCTTTGTATCGTATGTTTCTTCAAGCCCGTTTATATAATCAGCGTCGAGATATTTATTGCCGTATGTAATTATGGTATCGGTGTACAGCCTTTTAGTACTAACTGACTCTTCCTTAAAATGCTTCCAGCCCCATTTCATGGTTTTAGGCTGGGCTGTTCCGCCCCATATCCTGTGAAGCATCCTGCTTTTAGGGTCACTAATACGCTCATACCACTGGATATATTTTTCCTCTTTTAAGCTGAACGGCTCGTTAGCCGAGCCTGATGCGGCAGTTACTCCAAGCCAAAAGGAGTCCTGACCGTGTATAAGTATCCGCGCCCAGTCCTTTTCATCCTCTCCCCAGTAGATGTAAAAAAGGTTCTTTGATTCAATCCAGTCATAATACAGATTATTATGGTCGCAGTGAAACTTCAGGTCTTCAACCACAGTCTCACAGGCATTATCAAATGTGGGTGATAGCGAAAAATGAAAATAGGGTCTGTTTATAAAGCTCAGTTTTATATCCTCGGCAGTGAGCGCGAACGTTTTTCCGGAGCGAACGCCTCCCTTCAGGCCCTTTTCCTTTTGCGGTGCATCATGCCATTTGCGCAGGTTTCCATCCCGGTAAGCCTTTCCGTTCCACTTCACAGGCTTTCCATTGTGCATATCCATATCGTAATTAGGCAGCAGAGCCGTTATTATGTGACTGCCTTTAGCTTTGCCGTCAATCAACTTTATGCGGTCATAGCTTCCCCGCCTCAAGTCGGTGTGTGCTTCCTGCAATAATGTGAAGTCTGCCATTACTCTTTGATAGGTTTAAATTCTTCAATGTAAGCTGCCACCTCTTCTTTTGTGGCATCAGCTTTATATTTGTTTGTGATAACCTTGTACATTACAGCAAAATTCGGATTACAATTCTTAAGGTCTGCGGCAATATCAAGCCTCTGAAGGATAAGGCTGATTTGCCCGATCGCTTCAAGGCTGTTATTTTCGGATGCTATGAACATCTGTTCGTGAAGCATTAATTTCAGCATCTCCCTTGTAAAAGCGTCACCGTCAAATTGTATTTTTTTGGTTTCCTGAATCTGGTTCTTATTTATCTCTACAGCGATAACATTTTTAATATGATCAATTGCGCTTCTTGAGAGTTTCACCGGGATCTTGCCGCCAAGTCTCATTTTTATTTTCATGCCGGGCGCGATCTTATCCAGCTTCCATATTTTCTCAATGTCTTTTTTGACCTCGCTGCCAAACGATGTTTTATCTGATTCAGGCAGAGCTTCAAGTTTTTTACTCATCTTTGTTTTTGTACGTTCTGAAATTTTCTTATTATGCTCCTCGGCTATGATGCTGATCGCTTCGGCTTTGGTTTTGCCGGCTTTGATAAGCTCATTGAACATTATCAAATCCTTTTTCGGCGGCTTAACCTTATCCTTTCCGGCATCAGACCGTTTTTTGCGTACCCCGATATTGTTAACCTTCTTCCGCGCGTCACGCATTATTGTTTCATAGCTCGTTTCGTGCTTCCGGGCAAAGTACTCGGCAAGCTGCCTGCGTTCTGCGGAGCGGGGCATTGATTTGATTTTCATAACATCCTGAATGTAGCTCTTGCTTTCTACTTTCATTTATCGTGGTATTAAAGTTTACGGGTTCACCCTTTTAACTGCCTGTGCAATTGTAGCCGCTATCCTCGAATAATCCTCTTCGGCAAATTTCATATACGGACGGGCAGGGATAACAATATCATATCCGGTTCGTGATATTACACCGCCCTCCTGGTGTATCCTGCCGTAAACAAGGTCATTGCCAATAATGACCTGCCCCTTTTCAAAATCTACTGTAGCGGTTGTTCTCTGCTGGAGCTTTCCGGTTCTAAGCAGAGTTGCATTGCCATCCTTCCGTTTCTTCGGCTTCCATTTGGGGCGTCCCTCGGCGGCAAAGTTCTTATCCTTGCTGATCTCTGCCTCAACCGCTAAGATTTTGAGCACTACGGTTTTGAGCTTCCCCTGGTACTGGTTGAATTTATTTAAAAGGTCGCTCCAGTTATTTGCCAAGTTGGTAGCCCCCCGACATCTTTTTTATCTTAGCCACCACATCAGGGGGCATGTTTTTAAATTTCAGGTCAAGCCATTTACCGTAAATACTGTTCTCTTTGCCGGGGTTACGCTGGAAATCAGGAGGCACGGATTTTATTACTTCCTTCATTTGCCCGGTAACACGCGCTACAGAAGTCTTGTTTAGCTCATCAATGCTCACGGGGATGGTATAGCATCCGCAGTTCCAGCCGTTGGGCGGGTATATGGTATCCCATATAGGGTCATCCTTCATGAATACTTTGTTATGGAATACACTGTGCTCAACCCTTTTATTCTTTTTCTGCTTTTGCATATACCGCAAGGCGGGGTACAGGTCTGTAATGTCCGGGTCGTTTATCTTATTCCATTGCGCGGCAGAGAAGCTCGAAGAGATAGCAGTATTGATATTTGTTTTTATCCATGCCTCCGGCGGCTGGTCTTCAAGCTTGATGCCGTAGTTAAGCATTTCATTTGAAACGTACTGCGCGAACTCTTCGGGGTCAAGGTTCTGCCATTTGTTCACGGCATAATCCTTCAGCTTCTGCATCAGCTCATACTCGCCAACCCCGGCAACCTGTAGAGCTTCACGCTGGAAGGCTTCTATTGCATCAAGGTCGCGGCGGTTGTAATCGATCTTAACAAGCTCTTTAAGCGCGTCACCCTTATCAGAAAACAGAACAGGCTTGTAAGGCTCGTTCTTCAGTACTGTTTGCGCGCCAAGTATATACCCGCTAAAGATATGCGGGGATATTGCATTAAAGATCGTATTTACGAAAATGCTGTTCACTTACCTGCGGCCCTTTAAGGTATAATCAATTGTGACTTCATGTATTCCTATAAGGTCAGGGGTTGGCGAGACAAATGCAAGCAGCCTGATGGGACACTCATCAACCAATGCATATCCTGAAAGTACTCCGTCAGAAAATTCTGTTATAGAAGATGTTTTTTCAGTCCCGGTTAAAGCTATAACTGTTGTTTGCAGTACGTTATTGGGATTTAGATTGCTTGCGGTTGTATCACCCTCATTATTTAAAAGCAGGGAGTCGGGCTCATCCATTATGGAAAATATTTTTATCGCACTGATGAATGATACGGTGTCAACTCTAAAGCCAATTACAATATTACTCCAAACTCCGTTTAAGGTTACATCAAAAATTTTCGAATCAATTGGGCCCGTTATTGCAATAGTTACGCTTCCGCTTGTCGAGTAGAGTACATCCTGCGAGTAAATAGTGGTTGAAAACAAAGTCAATATTGCTGCAAAGATTAGTTTTTTCATTTTGATTGAATGATTAAGTTATTAAAAAGAATTCTTCCCGAATATCGCCTGAGTCGTTTCAGCCCAGATCGTGCCTTCTATCTGTGTATCCGGTATATCAATAGGCAATTGAGCTTTGCCAGTCGCGATGGCTTCAAGCCATTTGATAGTGCCATCATACTTCTCTTTGATCTTATCCGGTATATCCACCGATGTCTCACGGTCATAAAGATAGTAGAGAGTAATATCATAACTCGCTCTCTTGATAACTGGCGGCGGTACTTCCAGCGGGAGCTCTGTTATAACCCCGCGCAGGTAAGTATTTATCTTGTCATCAGCATTAGTAATTGCCTCTTCCAAAATCTCTGCGGCTGTTGTTTCCGCATCGCCATCCCCCGGCTTCGTTAAATCCTCAAGCTCGCCTTTGCGGATACCAAACTTGAGCATTTCCGCTTCTGTGATATAAGCCATTTATTGAGCCTTCCTTTCTTTTGATTCAATTGCCAGCTTCCATAGTTCCTCAACCTGCTTTTTTATTTCACGGTCAAGCCTGCTGTTTTCCGAGAACCTGTACTTATCCATAAACGCTGAAGGCGCAGGAACAGGAACAGGCTCAAGCTCTGTATCGAATACCTCTTGCAGCTTTTCAAGCTTCGGCCTGTAGCCAAGCCCGTGTACTTCGGTATAAACCGAGGCAAGTGCTTTCATGAAGTCAGTATCAAGCTCAGCCAGAAAGCCAAAGCCCGGATACTCAGCCTGCTTGCCAAAGTTCATATCAATAAGCCTGCGGTCAAATGCGCGGCAGGTCTTTTTAATTGCCATCAGGTCGCCAAACTTTATATCGATCCTTACATTCTCGCCAACGGTTGACCCGGTCTTTTGTCCGTTGGTTACCTGCGCAGTTAAGTTGTGACCTATAGTTCTGATCGAGATCTTGTTATCCCAGTAGTCATCAACGTAACGTTTGAACAAATCGCTTGTAGAGCCCTTGCTTGAATCGGATTTTATATCAAGCTCCTTATCATTGCTCAATACTACCTTTACAACAGAGCCAACATCCTTTAAAAGGTTTTCCATATCCTCTTTGCCCCCGGTCATCGGGTCATACTTTCCAACTATGCTGGGGATGGCAAACCGTTCAAGGTATGAAGCCCAGTCTTTAATGGCTGAAACTTTGAACAGGTATCCCCACATGATAGCCCACCAGCTTCCGTTCATAAATCCGTTAACAGCCCTGCCGTCTAAGCTCTTGGCTATGAGTATCTTTCTTGGATCAACATCCGGTATAGCGTACTCATCGATATCTATTCTATCCTGCATGATGGATGTTGCAGAAGCCATTTGCATCTTAAGCATATCGGCTTTATCGGCTCTAAGAAATTTATACTCGCGTGTGCGGTCATCGAACAGGGTCATGTGGAGCGGAACATAATCGATGCTTGTAGGCATTATATATTTTCCTTCAGGCGTGTAACATATTTCAAACGGGGCAACCCCTTTAATGTTACAGCTTGCGGCATCAACAAACATCCGGTCAGTTTCAAACGAGCCATATACTTCCCGAAGGAAAGCAAGGATGTTATCCTGCGTAGCTTTCGGGACCGGGGAATCAGGTTTGTACGTATGCTCCCACTCTTCACCAAGCGGCGCGTAACTCCTGGTCTGCATTACCCCCCCTATATGAAGGTCGCGCCTTACCATCTCTTCAAAGTAGAGATCATTCAGGAAGGGTGAGCCTTTACGGGTGAAATCAAATCCGCCGTGCAGTCTTTCCGGCGTGAGCCCGGACATCTGCCCAGCGTAGAAGTCGAACAGGTTGGATACATTGTTAACCTGTACTACTGCATGCTCCCTGTTTACCTCTTTTGAAGGCTCTTTGAAATAGTTTACAACCTTCTGATATAAATTCATAGCGATACCTCTTTTGTGCGCACATAAAAACTGCCATTTTTAAACGGTTTAAACCCCTCAACCTGCAAAATGGCTTTCACAGGTCGTTTATACGGGGTTTTGATTTTTGGCATTTTTACGTTAAGCAATTAATTAATCAATAGTTTGTTAACTTCAAGGGTACACCGATGTACCCCCCTTTTAAAATGAAGCATTACAAAACTTTTCTGTTTTTTTACAAAACTTTTTACAAAACTTTGCCCCTCTAAATTCAGCATTTTTTAAAGTTTTAAAGTATTACAAAACTTTTCTGTTTTTTTACAAAACTTTTTACAATACAAAATTTTTAGTTTGAGTGCCCTCACAGCCACTTTTACTGTTATTCCGGCATATTTGACACGAGTTAGTGCGGAAAAACCCCGTATAACGCATTTTAAAGCCTGTTTTTTGTGTGATTTGAGCACTTTTTTAATAACAGTCCGGGGGCAGTTTGATATGCCCCCGGTAACTGGGTTAATTATATTTTATAATTCCACCACAGAACCTCTGTTCTGCGTGGTTTGGTCTTCTTGTTTTTGGAATACGAAGCAAAGCAGCTTATTTCAATTTCCCTGCGATACCATTTCTTCAGGTATTTGTCATACAGCTTTGTTGGATACCCGCTGATCAGTATCTTGGCAGGTGAGGCAACGGCAAGCTCCAGCATCTCTTTATGCTGCCTTTCATCCATTTCAAATTCGTAGTTATCTTTTGTAACCCTTGTCTCAGGCATATACGGCGGGTCGATGTAAACAAAAGCATCCTCGCGCTTCCCGTAATGTTCTATCATGAAATTAATATCCTTGTTCTCGATCTGAACATTTCGCAGACGCTCGGAAACATGTACGAGCGACTCAACACGGTTCCTGAATGTAGTCGCCTGGTTCTTGCTTACAGCAAAACCGTAACTGTTGCCAGCCCCGGCAAATGACTGCTGATGCTTTACAAAAAACTTCCTTGCTTTTTCTACGTCACAGCTTTCAAAACTTATGTTCCTTCTTGCGGCAAGAAACTCATCCCTGCCGTAAGGCGTAAATTTAAGCAGCCTGATAAGCTCGTCAGGTTTGTTTCGCAATACCCTGAAGAAATTTACTACCTCGCTGTTTATATCGTTTATAACCTCAACCTTAGTTACAGGTTTATTCAGGGTGTAAGTTGCAGAGCCGGCGCAGGCTTCAATGGTAATGTGGCTTGGAGGGGTCATTGCTATGAGCACAGGCAAAAGCAGGTGCTTCCCTCCGTAATACGGAAATGCCTTCAGCTTGTTGCTGATTCGTTTCACGAGCGGAACGTCTTTTGAAATATCTTTTTTTGTTGTGGTCAAAAATGCTTTCCTTTCTGATTGGTATTTTAATTTAGTTCGACCTTAACAGGAACATTGTAATAGACTACTTTCTTGAAGTAGCCCAGCTTAGTCACTCCCTCCTCTCTGATTGTCACACTGAATACAAACTGTTCCTCTTCAATTTGGATTTGTATTTCAGTGCCATCGAGCGCGTCCCGCACCTGCTCAACGTAGTTTAACTTCATTGTGTTATCTGACCTGAGTGCTACAAGAACATTCAGGTATAAAAAATTATTATCCGTTTCACCGTCTGCCCCGTAACCTTCGGGCTTATCGGAAACAAAATCTATGAAGACAAAAGGGAACTTTGGGATATCCCAGTTAGCTCCCTCGTTATCAAGCTCGCCCTTGTACAGAGAATACCCGGCTAAACCTTCAATATTGGTTTTTAGATAGCTTCCCAAACCGCTTACAAATTCATCAAGCATAATCCAGCCCTCTCCGTTTTTCCCCTGCGGCGTTCCAGCCGCAGGGCTTGGATCAACGGCAACCATTATTTTTAAATTATCCCCCTCGGCGGGGGCAGTAAGTCAACGAGGCAAAGATAGAAAACAAACCCCCTATAATAAGGTGCATGCCGTCTATTACTGGGTAATAGACGCGTTAGAATGTTAAATCCTTGCAATACCGTTTAACTTCGCAGTATGAAATTAAGTAAGTGGATAAAAGCATTTATTCTGGGTGAGCATTCAAGGGGGGTTACTCTTGAAATGCTCAGGGAAATGGTCGATGAGTACGACCCTGATTTCCATGAAGCTCCGCTGATCGTGAGGCATGACTACGAGGAGACAAAGGAGCCTGAAAAAATTGCGGATGTAAGCGATATAAGGCTTGACGGCAATCAGCTTTATGTTCGCTTCAAAAACATTGCATCCAACGCCTCGGATGTAACGAGTAAGTTTTCGCGCCCATCAATCGAGATCGGCAAATACAAAAAGAACGGCAAAGATGTAACCTACCTCCGCGCCGTTGCCTGTACAAACTTTCCGCAGATCAAGGGAGTCGACAGAATCCCCTTCGGTGAAAGCGGTTACGTTGCATGCTTTTCTGAAAATGTAAAATTCACTTTTTCCGATAACAATAAATCAAAAAACACAATGAACAAATTCGTTGAAAAACTTGCCAAGTTTCTTGGCTTGCAGTTCACAGAGAAAACCACACTCGAAGACCTTAACGCAGAAAAGGTTGTCGCCAAGTTCGAAGAGATGACTGGTGACATGGCTAAGCTCAAAAAAGAAAATGAAGAGCTTAAGGCTGGCAAAGCTCCTGCTAAAAAAGAGGACGACTTAGCCGATGACACAAAATATTCCGAGCTCAAAAAGGAAATTGCAGACCTCAAAGCAAAGGGCAATAAAGAAAAAGCCCAGCTTCTGGTTGATACCGCTTTTTCCGCCGGAAAGATCGAAGCCACGCAGAAAGAAAGCTTGCTTGCGTTTGCAGAAGGCAACTTTGAAGGTGCGCAGAAGTTCATAGAAGGACTTCCGGTTAACCCTCTCTTTAAAGAAAAACAGGTACAGGGCAAGGATATCAAGCTTGATACCGGGGCCGAGAAATTCAAGGATTCCGAAGGCAAGCAGATAACATACCAGTCAATTCTTGAAAAGCCGGAGCTTGCTTTACGCTTCAGCGAAGCAGAGATTGGCGAGCTTGAAAAAGAGTGGAAGAAAAATAACGGTTAAGCAATTAGCCGTTCGCGCTTGTCGCTTTATTTGAAAAGTCATTTCAATAACTAAATTATAAACAAATGTTCACAATAAGTTTTTTTGCAAACTCAGTCCTGAGAAAGAATTACGAGAATAAGGCAATTCATAACAGGACAAATAAAGCCTTCAATGGCTTTATGCAGGCAGGCGCGGACACGGTAACTATACCCGCTTTATCTGCCGTGCAGATACTTGATTTGGGCACTGACCCGGATGCTAACGCCGGAGTGGACGTTAAAGGTGATACAGGTACTATCACCATAAACGTAGTCTCTAAAATGGTAAGGATCAAGGAAAGCCTCGTTTCTAAGTTCAACTCAAAGAGCGGGCTTAACCTGTTCAACCATTATGTTGACGAATCCAACCGTAAGCTCGTGCGCGAGTATAACAAGCTGGTGATCGAAGCCGCTTTCGGAACAGCTAACAAATTCCCATTCAGCGGCGCGTCGATGGTGCTTAACGATATTATCGATATGAAGGAATTCTTCGATAATAACGAAGTCCCGGAAGAGGGCAGGATACTTGTAGTTGACTCCAGGCTCCAGAAAGAGTTATGGGCTATCCCGTTTGTTCAGCAGGCGGCAGTGTTCAACTCTGCTAACCTGAAGTCGGGTGTATTCGTGGAGTTCTTTGGCTTCACAGTATATGTATCCGCACTCCCCCCGCAGTACAACGGCAAACGCGCAATGGTTGCATGGTGGGAGCCTTCCAACGCATTCCTGCTTGGCTCTGAAACAAATATTGAAAGTGTTTACATCCCGAAACTGGGCGGTAAGATACACGATATTTACACCTTCAGCGCATACAAGCAGCTTGATGACTCAATGGCTTGCGTGAAGTATCAGAAGTAAGTTTTATCGGAATGGGTGAGATGCCTATTGCAGGCTCTCTCCATTCCCCCACAGGGGTATTCCAATAATTTATTCTTAACCAACATGCAGAACGATAAACCGAATTCAAAAGCCGAAGCTGATGCAAATTCAAAAGCCGAAGCTGATGCAAAAGCAAAAGCCGAAGCGAAAACCGTGGTTACTCATACCATAAAGTTTACAGTGGATACTTTTATCACGGTTCAAACTGATAACACAGACCCCAACGAAGCAAAGGAAAAGGCTGTGGAAAAATTCAGGGAGATCATAGACCCGCTAAAGTATGCACGGTATGATGGAAATAAGATCGATATCATAAAATAATAAAACCTACACTGACAGATGAGGTTTCCGGTTGTCCTTGGTCTTTGGCTGAATAAAACAAAGCAAAAAACCGGATTTATTTTAAAACTAACTGAATTCACAAAATAATTTATGGAAAGTTTGCAGGGCTATTTAGAAGTATTACAGCTTATCGGCGGTACTAATAGCATCTTTAATGTCCTCACTCTTGTTGGTGCGTTGTTCCTCTACAAGAAATTAACAAAGATGGACAATAAATTCGATTTGATGAAAATAGACCAGGACTCTATGGACTATGCCATCGAAAAAAGTTTTGGCAATGGTTATGCAGGCTACCGTAAAGAAAAAAAAGTAGAACTTCTCGGAGATAGGGAAGTCGAAAAAGGAGAGTAATTATGAAGGAATTTCTTAAACAGGCTTATTCAGATAATGCAGGCGGTTACAGTATGCAGCGTATCGGTACTTCTGTTTGCTTGTTTGCGTTCTTGCTTTTAGTGGGAACGGTTATTTACATCGCACTGCATACATTCAGCCCGGTTATCGTTAACAATGTACCGATTACCCCGGATACTAAAGTTCAGGACTCATTGATCTATTTCGGACTTGGTACTTTGGGTCTCGGGCTTGGCATCAAAGCTGTTCAGCGTTTCGGTGAAAAATCAAGTGAGACCGAAGCAAAGCTCCCGGAGGTAAAATCATGAATAAACTTTTAGATGTTCTTGGTACTCTGACTTATTCAGAATTGAAGTCCCTCTGGGCACGGCATCTTTTATGGTCTAAAGAAAATGACCGTGTTTCAGGAAAGCCCAAATGGTATGACGAGCCGGGCACTCTGAATATAATCGGCATCCGTTGTAACTCCGAGGTCGATTTCAACTATGGAGCGTACAATGATTACCTTATTCTAATCATGAACAAAGCTGATGGCTGTTACGATCAGGTTATTATCCCCGTTACTGTTGACCCCAACCATGACGAATATGGCAGGGGCCACTTATCGCAGGGTGTTTATGATTCATACTGTATCGGCATTCACGGGTTAAGCTCGGGCAATACCTCAACCCTCGTTGCAGAGAAAAAAGAATATATTCCCCGTTACGCTATCAGGCAGGATAGAGGCCCGGTATTTGTAACCCGTACAGACGGCAAAGGCAAAGTTATTAAGCGTGAATGGTGTATGGCTTATATTAATATTCACGACCCCAATAAATATAGAGATTCCGGCATTGCCTGTACTGTAATCCAGACCGTTAAACTGTGGTTCTATAGTTTCCTTCCTTATATATGGAATTACTCATCAAACGAGATCGTGCCTTCAAACGCTGCATCACTTGTTTACTGCCTCATCAATCACACTCAGCTTGAAACATATCTCGGCGAAGAGCTTGAGCGTGTTCAAATAGCCGAGGCGATTGAGGGTGAAGACAAATCTGTTTCTATTGAGCCTAAAGGTGCAACACGGGAAGGGGTGGTTAAATAACATGAGCATGAAGATTATATGGACTTTAAGGATTGCAGGAATTTTACTGTTGCTCGCTCTTGCATGGTTCTTTTTATTTTCCCCCTGGTCTGGTTGTAACAGGCCGGATGTTCCGATCACCCCGTTAACGGTTGTCAACCCGGCATTGCAGGGTACATTCACACAAGTGCAGCATACCGATACTGTTAAAATTCCTTTTATCAAAACCGTGTACATAAAAGAAGTACAGCCCGAGTACATTCAGGTTGTTAAGGTCGATTCTGCAACACGGCTGATCATAAAAAATTGGGATGTGATGACTAAGGTTGATAAGCAGGGTCGCATCTTGAAAATCTATACTTACAACGAAAATGATTCACTGCTTAAATACAGTGAATATGAAGTGGCAAACGACTTCACCGCCACCTCAGCAAATCACAGGATCGTTGTAAGGTATCAACGCTTTGGATATGAGAGTCCGTTTTTTACTGCGGAGTATGTAAATAATGCCGCATGGAATAACCAGCGTGCTTATCTCGGCTTTGAAACGGGTGTCAATTATGATGAAAGGCTTTTTCTGAATCTCAACCCAAAATACAACGTGCTTGGCAAAGGTTCATTCATTGAGAACCTTGACTTCTCGCTTAAGGCATCGCTCAAATTTTGAACTAACTTTTTTATAAAACTTAATTTCTTAACAATGAAAGCAGACCAGATTAAAGAGGCTATTAAAAACAAAACCCCGCTTTTCTTTTTGAGCAACAAAGGCGTTACAAAGGATATTCCCGTCAGGGTTGTAGAGACCACTGACGAGAACGGGACATCCGCTTTGGTTTACACTGCCAATACAGGCTCTACCGCAAGGTCGCCTGAAAAATTCTTTGAATCACAGGCAGAGCTTGGAAAGCATATTGCAGGCGATACAGAATAATTAACGATTTTTTTTAAAACTAACTTTCTAAAAAATGGCTTTAGGTAAGAACAGAAACCGCCGTAAAAAATGGTCTGGAGACGATACCAGGATAAAACTCGGGTCAACCTGGACTAATATCGGCAAACAGCTAAAGTGGACTCTTGAGTATATGTACGAAGCTGAAGAGGATACTTACGCTGATGGCACAACAGACCTGATAGAAAGCAAACAAAAAGCTGTGTTAAAGATTGAAGGTGCTCAGACCTCAATCGAGGAGCTTGGTTTGCTTGATCAGCTTATCGCGCTCGGAACTGTTGAGGTTGCTTTATTAGGACACTCGAACATTGACGGCAACGTGCAGTATTTCTATATCCCCGCTGCCGCGCCTTCAGGCGGATGGTCACTCGAAAGCGGCAACAGGAAAACCGATCTTGTTTTAAGCTGCTCTCCGCAGCCGGATATATTCGAAACAACCACTGAACAAATGCCGGCTGACTTTGTTGTAGCGGATACAACTTCAACGAACCGTTTCTTCAACATGATGGAAACGGCAATTGCATAATTAATTAACCCCTGCGGGCTTATTCCCGCGGGGACTTTTTAAACTATATTTCAAAAAAACAATGAGGCTAAAAAATTTATTTTCATTTAGCGTGTTTCTTCTGGTCTTCGCATTTGCGCAGATCTGGACTCCCCCTGCCGGTGGTCAGGAGCTTTATCCATCCAAAAAGCTCGCAATTGGGGACTCCTCACTCTGGGCTAAGACGGGCGGTTACTCCCCCGTGCATGTTGAGCTTGGGGATTCTTCTGATTCGAGAGTAGATACCTTTAAAGTGTATGTTGGTATTCCGAAACCGGGTACGCTTGCAACTGATACGGGCTATATATGGAAGCAGGTATTCGTAAAAGTTCAAAACGACACGAACACTACAAATCCTGTGGCTGTGTATAAGGATGTTCTCTTCCCCGGTGATGGGGCAGTAGGTATCTATGAAGTGCTCTACCAGAATCCGGCAGCGGTTAAGATCGTCAGAGTCAATTCCGGCGGCGGGTTAACAGGAAACCGTCCAAGCTGGGTATCTATTAAGGGTATAAAGAAATATGGCTCGCTTAATAGAAATGATTTTGGATTGAGAGTGGATTTGAAATCCGCAAACAATAAGAAATCGATCTATTCAGGACTTTCCACAATGGTATTGAATGGCTCTAAGAGTTCATTGGTTTACCAGGGTAAGAAGTTCCGGTACAATTTAAGGATGTAGCGTTTTCCATGTTAACGCTCCCTATCCCCCAATATTCCTGCAAAGGTGAGGGGGATATTAAATTTTAATAACTACAAAAAAATAAGAACATGGAACTGATTATAATTATTGTTTTATCCGCTTTAGTAATTACTATCCCTTCAATACTTTACTTTAAATTCAAGAAGCGTTCTGTTCCCGGCAAAGCGAACCTGTTCAGCAACTCCGGAAGGCGCGAATACCAGTTTGCAAATGGGCTAAAATGCGCAATGGAGTGGCTTACTATTGCACAGGAAAAGGCACTGCTTGACCTTCTGGTTAAGCTCGATCTTAAAGACTGGAGCGACCTTGCAAATATTGATTTCAATAAGCTGCATAAGGTTCTTGTTGAAGCTGATGGGCTGTGTAAATTTCTCGATATAATATTGCTGGATAAGGAATTTTCCGGCGCGTATGTTGACCCCGATACATATTACAACACACTTCATACCCCTGAAGTGGAGGTAATTATAAAGGATTTTTTTTCTTTAAATCCCTCGAAGCTGGCGATCTTGCAGAACACCGTATTAACTGCGGCTTCACAGATGCTGAATACGATCCCGAGTATGGGTGGGGAAAAGAAGAGGGATTAAAAACATCAGATTATGACCAGTGGGTTGAGGAAAGAACTCCTGAATTTATATCAAACCACTCACCCCTTGAAAATGAATTGATGTTGAGAAAACAAGGCTACGCTAAAGATGAGATCGAAAACATGAAAGCAGTTGAGTTACAGAAAATACAGTTTGCTTTATACAAACAAAATTATATGGACTGGTACGGTTATCAAAAATTTGCTCCGGATAGCGATGCCGGAGATTACGAGGATGAAAACTAAATGTCAACTTTAGGGGATGTAAAAGTAATTCTTTCTCTCGACATAGTTCCTTTTACCGAAGGAATGAAATCAGCTTTGCGTATTGGTGAAGCCGGGGGAAAACAATTGCAGGATATTTTATCCCTGAAGCCCGGTGCATCTGCCGAGTTCACCGTTTTTGATGCAGAGATAAAAAAGCTTGCCGATACACTCAAAGACGAGGTGGCTCCCGCGGCGCAGGAAACCGAAGCTAAACTTAACGATCTTGCCGATCAGCTTGAAAACAATTCCGGCAATGCTTTTAAGACTCTCAACGGCGCGATAAAGCAAGCCAAAGCAGATGTGCTCGAGTTCGGCGCGAATACAGTTACAGCTTCAGACTCTACTAAAACATACGGGCAGGTGCTCCGCGGACTTGTTGAAGAGAAAAAAATTCTTGCCCGGCAAACCAAACAGGCAGGTGAACAATTTTCCGGCTTCGCATCCTCACTCGGTATAGCCGGAATGAATGTCCGTAATATCATTACCGATATCCGTAATCTCAACGCTGAAGAGCAATCAACCTCAGAGTTTGCGATGTCGGTTGCCCAGATCGGTGTAAGTGCTCTTGCCGCCGCACCCGCAATATCGCAGTTAAACATCCAGTGGAAAGCTCTCGGAGGTACAGGAATGTTCCTCGGCGGCTCGGTACTGCCAACTATCCTTTCGGGAGTGGTAGCTGTTACCTCTGCTTATGGTATGATGATCGGTCATATTGTGCATCTTAAGGACGAATTAGGCAGGATAGGTCAGGTTCTTTCCGGGCAGATGTCTTACTGGGATGCGCTGAAAATGAATCTGCGTGATGTTTCTTTCGGGTTGATAGACCTCACCGATAACGCCGATAATGCCACGCGCTCACTGCAACAGTTGTTATCACTTTCGGTCTCTTCCGGTAAGCAGTTCCAAAACCAGCTTGACCTGCAAAATTATGAAGCGAAGTTCCAAAAGGGCGGTGAGTTTTTTAATGCCGGATACTCCAAAGAAGAGATCAAGGCGTTAATTGATAATTACAAAGCTCTTCAGAATGTTAAAACGGAATACGAACAACAGCAGGAGCGTGAAGATCAGAGCAAAAAGAACCAGACTGAATTAAACTACGAGCAAAGCAAGAAAAAAAATTCGGGCAGTTCTTCACGATACAAAACTGAATCAGAGGAGCTCGACCAGGTTGCGCAAAAACAAAAGGAACTTATTAAGATTCAGGCAGAGTATGACGATGCCGTAGCGAAGGGATATAAGGGTTATGCTGATGACCTGAAGATCAAGCTCGATGAGATAAAAAAGCAGATCGAGTACCTTATTAATGGTGCTAAAGAAAAATCTTTTGATGGCTTTGAGCCTAAAAGGATAAAAGATGAAACGGGTGTACTCGACTCAAGCCGTGGCGCGCAATTGATAGCAATTGAAGAGTTGCTCTCCGAAAAACGGATCGGGCTGATACAGAACGAGTACGATAAAAAGATAGAGCTTATCAATAAAGCATATTTTGAAGAACTCCGGCTCATTAATACACGCGGCGGAAAGTACCAGGGGGCAACCGATGGACAGCTTGAGCGCGCGAAGGGGATGGTAGAGCTTGAGTTCATGCAGCAAATCGCTGATCTTGATGCCGCAAGGTGGACAAAGTCAATCAATGGCGCAACACAGGTGTTCCAGATACTTTCTAAAAGACCAACGAACCTGTTTGGTTATTTAGCGCAGGCGATATCAATGGCGGCAACCTTCGCCTCGCTGATGGGCTTGGCATCCGCGGGCCCGCTTGGTGCAGTTGCCGGGCTGTTCGGCTTTCTTGGAGGCTTGTTTGATGGCGGCGGACACACTGGAGGTACTAATCCAAGGCGCGCTGCCGGAATAGTACACGAACAAGAGTGGGTTGCCCCGGCATGGATGCTTAACAGTATGCCGCAGACCTTTGCAATGCTCGAAGGAATGAGGCGTTCAGGTTCAGTTGGAAGGTCAAGCTCTACGCCGGGTTATTATGGCGGCGGAAGGGTTTCTTATCCCTCCAATTATACCAGTAATACCGGAGACGGGAATATTACTATTGAGCTTTACAGTGAAACAACAGACCACCTTTTGGCTAAAAATACCTCAAGAGGTAACAAAAAATTGTTAAAGATAAATACAAAAGCAAAGCTGAAATGAGAATCTTAATATGGAAATATAAAATTACAAGTTTAACCGGCGGCTATAAGTATAATTATTTCCAGCAGCCCCAGTATTATGATTTCATAAATATTGAAAATATTCTCTATAAGGATTTTCCGCTTTATAAAGAGGCATACAATGACGACGAGGATGGGGTTAATGGATTCAACTTCGGATATCAGTCCATATTTTTCAGCATGAATCAGCCGGAACGCTCAGCTTTTGGTAACAGTGATATATACAGCTTCCTTACTTCTAAGCCCGGTGGTTCTGATCCACTGTTCTTATTTGTTATCGATAACGGTTCACGGATTAGCGCCGGAACTGCACACATCGATGATATCGAAGTAAACAAAATGTGGGGGCAAAAAGGCATAACCGTTGACCTGACCAGTATAGAAAAAGAAGCAACAGACTATCTTGCAAGTATAAATTTGGCATACCATCCCACGGGAGACCAGCCTTTACTTGAAACGTACCTGCGGGTTCATCATTTCAAAGATGTGGGAGCTCTGTTAACATTAAAAAGTGAGATCGCTGATATCCACCAGAGGGTAAACGGTAACGTACGGATCAGCAGTGACAATTATAATGGGATGTGGGAAGGCGGATTAAACAGGGGTTACAGCGTTTGGGAGGGCTTGAAAAGTATAATTAAATTGATCGGCTGTAGGTTTCGTGTTACCCTGAAAACATTCAATGGGCAATATCCTACTTTCAATTTTGTGCTGCACTGGAGAACTGCCTCAACGAACCGGATCGAAAATTTAATATACAAGCCTGTTAAAGAAAGGTATATCGCGCCATCGCATGAAAACCTTTTGATACTTACCGCACTACAGGCGGGTCCCGCGCCCGATACCTACAAAGGCATACTCATTATGAAAGACCGGGTTGTAATTTACGAGGAGGGTGATGGCGGCGCGTTCCAGTTGAACTACCAGGGCACGGGAAAACTGTATGTTAACGCTCTGGGTGGAGTGCTTCCTGAAAACCAGTTTACAAGAATTGATATCCCCATGCATGCGAACAATTGGCTGGCAGCATCGTACGAAAATACAATCTTTGCAAGAATACTTCATCAGGAAGGTCGCACTCCATTGTTCTGGTACAACAATGATATTCTTGAAAAAGTGACGGCTGTTGAGTACGGGTATCTTCTTGCCGGATCGAAAAAAAGATTTGAGATTGAAAGTTATTATGATGATTCATTGCGCGTAGGAACTGAAGCTGATATTGAAGGGGTAACCTGCATTTGTGAAGAGATCTCGGAGAGCTCTGAAGTAAGAAAGATTCAAAAAGGCTACTGGATCGAAAAGTAATCTAATATTCTAATGGCAAAACAGTATGTAAATGGATATGATAAACCCCGCTTCCTTGTAGAATGGCGGGAAAACGGTGTTCCTCAATCAGAGTTGATTGAGATCAGCTTTAAGTATAAAGCATTGCGTGAATTTTACGAGGCAATTGGCACTGTCGAAGTGTTCAAAGGCGGGCGCAGGATTATTGATATTGACCATGTGGAATATGAGTGGAGGCTTATATTTAACAACATCGAAAATCCTGACACACTCGCACTCGGCAGGCTTGAAAACCATAGTATTCTTAAAAGGCGCATTACAATGTGGCCCCACAGGGAAATTGAAGCAAGGAAATTTGTAGTGGGAGTACTGCCTGAAAAGAGAGTGATAGATACCAATCCGCATCTTATGGGATATGATTGGGTCAAAAACAGAGGTCTTGAAATGACGTTTATCAGCTTAGAGCCCATCAGTGAAGTAGATATACTTGATCCCAATACTTACTACGCAGGCATGGGCGGTTCATCAGAGCCCACTGGCCCGGTGAAAGGGGTGGTGCAGTAGGTTTTGGATAACAGTTCAAAAATAATTCTTGATTTATGTGGTGGGACGGGCTCCTGGTCTAAGCCATATAAAGATGCGGGGTATGATGTTAGAGTGATTACACTTCCCGAATACGATCTGCAAGATGAAAGAACTGTTGAATACTGTATAAGTTTAAAACCCTATGGAATATTGTTTGCCGTTGACTGTACCGTCTGGGCAAATTGCGGAGCTTGCTGGTTTAAAGGTAGAACCTCTGACGAAATCTTCTATTACAGCAAATTACTGGTAAAGGGATTGAGAATTATTTATGCAACAAACCCAAGTTTTTATTGCATAGAAAATCCGGTAGGGAAAATGTCTCAGTTTTTGGGAGTTCCGAATTTTAAATTTGACCCGTTTGAGTTCGCTGGTTATTCAGTTAATCCCGAGAGTGAAGCCTATACAAAAAGAACTTATTTGTGGGGCAGATTTACCCCCCCCCCTAAGAACCCAGTTGTATGTTTATTCAAGTCAAATGGAAATTCCCCAAATGCTTGGTACAATAAAGTAGGTGGAAAATCTCAAAAGACAAAGGAACGCCGGAGTAAAACACCATCAGGTTTTGCAAAAGCATTTTTTCAAGCAAATCAATAATAAATTTATGGAAGCAATGAAAGCTACAAATAACAGATTTGAAACATGCGTTAACTTCGTGCTTGAAAGCGAAGGCGGTTTCGTAAACGATAAGTATGATGCCGGGGGAGCGACTAAGTATGGTATATCCTCTGCCGCTTATCCAAAGCTCGATATAAAGAACCTCACTCTCGAAGCCGCTAAGGAAATATACCGCAAAGATTATTGGGATAAGTGTGGTTGTGGTGAGCTTCCCCCTGGTATCGACTTGGTTGTATTTGATACTGCTGTTAACATGGGGTGTTCCCGGGCTAAAGGTTGGCTTGAGCAAACAGAGAATGTCAATATTTACCTTTCACTCAGGGAGTTGAAGTACGGTGCGATTGTTGATGCGAAGCCAAGTCAGAAAAAATTCCTGAAGGGCTGGCTCAACCGCATTAAAAAAATAAAATCATTCTTAAATTTAAAATAATCCTATTATGGAAAACAAGACAATCACATTCAAAGATTCAGACGGCTTAGGGATTCCAAATGTAACGGTTATTTCTGATATACACGGCAGTCAAACTACCGGGTCGGATGGCTCTGTAGTATTCAGGCCAGATAAAGATCAGAGCTTCACGCTGGATGAGACCACAGCCCCTCCAACAGAGATCGCCAAAGTTGAAACCAACTTTGTTTTCAAAACTATTTATTCATAAACATAATTCACACACAAATGACAAAGCTCAAAATAATAATTCTTAGTTTATTCATCCTCTGCACGGCGGTATTTGCACAGGAGGAGGTTAACCTACAGCTTGAAAGCTCGCCGGGCGTGTACATTAATAGTCTGACAAGCTCCAATATCAAATTCCACAGGTCTCCATACGGCTCCGGCGATGAGGTATCCGGTTTGACGGTCACTCATCCAACGGGAAACACTCTTGGCAATTACACTGTAACAGGCTTTAGCACTTGGGAAAAGGTGCGGCTTTATATAAACAACGTGTATCAGGAATGGTGGGGTACGAAACAAGTTGGCAATCCTTCTACAAAGTTCGTTGATGCCACTGGTGATGTTGATGAGTCTATTGATGGAGATAAAACTTATACGGGAATTGTAAACACTGCTACAATTGTGTCAACGAAACCATATATAAGCACAGATAGTCCGTGGTACACTGACTATAATTCAGCCGACCTGTATCAATCCGCAGTCGTGTGGCGTAAATATGTTGAGGATTTATATGGCAGGCTTGCTTCAAGTAATACATGGACAGGAAGCACTAACACTTATACGGGAATTGTAAACACTGCTACAATTGTGTCAACGAAACCATATATAAGCACAGATAGTCCGTGGTACACTGACTATAATTCAGCCGACCTGTATCAATCCGCAGTCGTGTGGCGTAAATATGTTGAGGATTTATATGGCAGGCTTGCTTCAAGTAATACATGGACAGGAAGCACTAACACTTTTGAAGGAGCGTTGTTCCATGAATTTGTAAGTTTTGAAAATGATGTACTTGGTCAAAATTACGAGTATGATGTGAACAGCAATTTATATCTGAGAGCAACACAGCCCAGCAACAATACAGTTATTTGGAAACGGTATTTAACCGACAATTATCTTGATACCAGCTTTCTATTTTGGGATGGTTCGAAGCTGAGGCTCGGGCTTGGCAAGGGCCCGCTTTATGGTCGGAGCAATACTCAGTCTCCAGTCCCTATTAACACCAGCCATTTTTCTTATTCAGGAGATCAGTTAAGCATCCTGAACCCATTAAGCCATGATTCAAGCTGGACAAAAAAAATTACAGCATACAGTGATTCCACTGATGGGGAGTTTATATTTTTCGATAAGAATTACACATTCAAAAAAAGTACATTCTATAACTTGGGCGGTTCGATTTGGGATTTAAAGCTCCATTACATTTCAAAGAACAATGGCTCTCCGCTTGTTCGCGATTCTGCGTGGGTAATTAATGATGCCAGCCATAGTTATAATACAACCAACTCTGAAATATCCGGCAGTACTTGGCTGTATGTTGATACTTTGACGTTGCCGGGTGCAGGATTGTATTCCCTGACCTATTCGGCTGTTGTAACCTTTCCGGCAGCGACTGGAAGCGATGACTATGACACTATATGGGTTGATGTTGGAACGGGAACGGGCAGCGATAAACAATTACCGGGCTCCGAAGCATTTGTTACTCATTATTATGATAATACAGCTACTACCGGAGGGGCGGTCACTGTATCATGGCAAACCACTTATCAAAATTCATCCCCTAATCGATCACTATTTATCCGTTCTAAAAATACAACGGGTGCAGTCGGCTCAATGTATGTATCACGAGTAAGCTGTTTATACCAATTAATAAAGTAG